AAGGTTGCAGGTTTTGCCCAGCGTTCCGCCCAAGAGGATCGGATTGCTAAAGAAGAAGCAGAACTCAAAGCCTTGATTGAAGAGCAGCAAAAGACAAAGGTAAAGGCCGAGTCTCAAGAAGAAGACGATTCTGACGAAGAGCCTACATCTGCTGAAGAGAAAAGCTTTAAGAAACGCTACGGCGATTTGCGTAGGCACTCTCAAAAGCAGCAGCTTGATATGCAGAAACAGATTGATGAGCTGAAGTCCCAGCTTGAGGCTTCTACCCAGAATCAAATTAAGCTGCCAAAGTCAGAAGAAGAACTTGATAGCTGGGCTAAGCAGTACCCAGATGTGGCTAAGATTGTAGAAACAATCGCTATTAAGAAGGCCAAAGAACAATCTGCCAGCATTGAAGAGCGTCTCAAGAAGATTGACGAGATGCAGCTTGATGCACAGAAGCAGAAAGCAGAAGCTGAACTGTTGCGTTTGCATCCCGACTTCGGGGACATTCGTGAGCAGGATGAATTCCATAGCTGGGTAGAGTCTCAGCCCAAATGGGTTCAGCAGGCTCTGTATGAGAATGAAACCGACGCTGTCTCTGCAGCCCGTGCTATCGATCTATATAAGGCCGATATGGGTATTACTACTAACAAGCGTAGTAGAAAAGACGCAGACAAAGAAGCCGCTAAAGGGGTAGCAACATCCCGAGGCGGTGCCCCAGAGAAGGGCGGTGAAGCAGGAGTTATTCGTGAGTCTGACGTTGAAAAGATGTCGGCTCGGGAATACGAAGCACGTCAAGAAGATATTGTGGCTGCAATTCGTGCCGGTAAGTTTGTATACGACCTTACTGGTAATGCACGATAATCTCTTGACAAATTTGTAAATTTAGTAATAACTGGGGGACATAGGGATCAATTCTCTATTCCCCCAACCTGCCGCCCCAGCAATGGATACCGGCAAATTCTAATCTTTAGTTTTAAATCGTAACGCAAAAGAAATAATCGACAGATACCTGTCAAATTCAGCCCTTATAGGATAGGCACTCTAGAAGCTTGCCCTATAAAGTAACCTGAAGAAGATAGCCCTGAAGATAACTCGGAGCGTTTTTTATGCCTATTTTCCTTTAGGAGGTACTAACCATGGCATTTCCCACAGCCGCCGGTTACGGTAACCTGCCCAATGGTAACTTTTCTCCAGTTATCTATTCCAAGCAGGTACAACTGGCTTTCCGCAAAGCTTCTACTGTTGAAGCTATTACTAACTCTGACTACTTCGGTGAGATCAGCAACTTCGGTGACTCTGTCAAGATCATCAAAGAGCCTGAAATCACTGTTAAGAACTATGCTCGTGGCACACAGATCACTGCTCAGGATCTGGATGACGAGGATTTCACACTGGTTGTTGACCAAGCAAACTACTTTGCTTTCAAGGTTGACGACATCGAGGCTGCTCACAGCCACGTGAACTTCATGTCTCTGGCTTCTGACCGTGCTGCTTATCGCCTGCGTGACCAGTTTGACGCCGACATCCTTGGCTACATGTCTGGCTACCAGCAAGCTGCTAAGAACACCAAAGCTTCTGTTGCTCGTACAACTGCTCCTGGTACCAAAGCTGTTTCGACAGCCGGTTCCGATGAGTTGCTGTCCAGCATGAAGCTGATCAAAGGTAGCTTCGGTAACATCACCACGACATCGGCTGGCGATCATTCGATCCCTGTCGCTCCCCGTCTGCCCGGTGCTACCGCTCTGCCCACGGCTACTGTTTCGCCCCTGATGGTTATCGCTCGTATGTCCCGTCTGCTCGACAGCCAGTTTGTTGACACGACAGGTCGTTGGTTGGTCGTTGACCCCGTCTTCATCGAAATGCTGAAGGACGAGGACAGCCGCCTCCTGAACGGTGACTTCGGTGGTGCTGGCCTGCAAAACGGTCTGGTCATCAACAACCTGCATGGCTTCAAGGTCTATGTTTCCAACAACCTGCCTTCTGTTGGTACTGGCCCTGCAACCACAGGTACTGCTAACCAGAACAGCAACTTCGGTGTGATCGTTGGTGGTCATTCCGCTGCTGTTGCTTCTGCCCAGCAGATCTCCAAGACAGAAAGCTATCGTGACCCCGACAGCTTTGCTGACATTGTGCGTGGCATGCACCTCTACGGTCGCAAGATTCTGCGTCCTGAGGCCATTGTTACCGCTAAGTACAACGCTGCCTAAGGAAGGAATAGAAAATGGCTACTTATGATCTTACCGCTAAAGGCGTTGGCGTTGCTGCTGATTCCATCGCTGCTCTGCCTGATGTTCGTAATCAGGCTTACATGGTTGAGAAGATTCTCGACATTGGCAAGCTGGTTGCTGCCGGTCGTTTCACGACTGTCGCTAACGGTGATATTTTCCAGGTTCTGGAAATCCCCGCTGGTACCTTCATCATCGCTGCTGGTGCTGAAGTTCTGACAGCTTGGAACGGCACTACACCTACTGTTGACATTGACTTTGCCGCTGGCGATGACATCGTTGACGGTGGTGACGTTACTGCCACTGGCTATCTGGCTGCTGGTACTAACGGCGGTGCTAACCTGACAAGCCAAGCTACTTTCACACAGTTGGTTACCACTACCGATACCATTGACGTTACCGTTGCTGCTGCTTCGAGTGACGTTACTTCTGGTGTCCTGCGTGTGTACGCCATCGTTGTGGACATGAACGGCGTGGCTGAGGAAGCTGACGAAGTTGATCGTGACCAACTGGCCTAATAGCTAGAAGGTAAAGGGTGGCCCTCACAAGGGGTCACCCTGTTTTACATAAAGATGCATTTAAAAGCACAAAGAGTATTACTGCCGGAGCGTTTGATTACTGTAGACATAGCAGACTGCAGTGATATGTCAGACGTAGAGATAGACAGGAAATGGCGAGAGACATTCCTTGAATCGATTGGCAGCAAAGGGATGTTTAACCCCATCCTAGTATGTACTGAAGACACGTTAGAAAAAGAACTATATAAGATAACCAGACAGCCGTTTGTATATACAGGCTTTAAATGGAGAGTGTTTACAGGCAACAACAGATTCCACTATGCACTGGTATCTGGGTATAAGAAGATAGATGCATACGAGATTAAAGACTGTAAAGACTGGCAGTATCTGAACGACATAACGTTCCTTGAAGCAAAAGATATGTAGATGAAAATAGCTGCACTAGTACCAGTACGATCAGGCAGTAAGCGTATACCAAATAAGAATTTAGAATTAATTGGTGACGAGACGCTGCTAGGTAGAAAGCTAAGACAACTCAAGTCCTGTCAAAGCATCACTGATATTTATGTAGGTACAGACAGTGATCAGCTAGCAGCAGAGGCAGACAAGTACTCAGTAGAAGTTGTGTATAGAGATCCTGTCTGCTGTGATGAAGAGCAAGCATCAGCCAATATGATGATTGCTGACTTTGTCAAAAGAGTATCCTGTGACATTGTCGTATGGGTTCATGTAACGAATCCTTTCGTTGGAAGTGCTACATACGACAGTGCCATCAAATGCTTCTTAATGTCCGAACTTAAAGGTTATGACAGCTTAATGTCTGTTAAAGGGATACAAGAACATTTGTGGACACCTAATGGGTTTCCTTTGAACTATAACCCATACAAAGAGCGACACACGCTTGCCAAAGAACTACCCACTTATTACCAACAGACGGGTGCCTTCTTTATACAGCACCATAACTCTATGAAAAGTAATAGTTACTTTTTCGGCAAGCGTCCCTATATGTACGAGACTACGGAACTAGAAGCTGTTGATATTAACACTCCGTATGATCTGATGCTAGCGAATGCTATAGCCCAAACATTGGAACGATAATGGCATATGACTTTCTAGGTTTAGTTAACGAAGTAAACAGACGGCTTAATGAAGTCGAATTGACTTCGTCTAACTTTGCTGCTGCCAAAGGTTTCTACTCTCAGGCTAAGGATGCTGTTAACTCAGCTATTCAAGATATCAATCAGAGTCACTTCGAGTGGCCTTTCAACTTTGTTGAAAAGGAAGAAACGCTTGTAGCTGGCACTACTCGCTACGCTTATCCAGCCTCTACCAAGACAGTAGACTTCGACACATTCCGCATTAAGTGGGATGATACGTTGGGTGTTGGCACACAGAAGCTGCAGATCCTGGCCTATGAAGAGTACCTTGAGAATTACGTAGACCAAGAGTACAACACAGATACAAGCCTGCGAGGCATTCCTAAGATGGTGTTCCGTGCCCCGAATCAAGAGTACGGCTTA